CATCTTTTGTTTTATGTGTATCTTTAGCCATTATCTTACTCCGCTAGGGCTAGTGTTAAACTTTGTGCCTTTAGTTGCTGCTCCTTTACCCTGAACAGTTTTTTGACCTTGACCAAAAATATCACTGTTGCTTTTAGTTAAAACAACTGGACCTTTTACTGGTTTAGATAGGTCTATCTTATCTGGGGCAGGAAAACTAACTTTTTTATATTTAGTTGTATCTTTCATTTATTCACCTTTTGTGTTTGTATCTGCTGATCTGACATCTTTTAATATCTGACCATAAGTTTTATTATTGTCACTTTGAGCTTTAAGTAAAGCTTCTTCTCTATCTTGAGCCACTTTCATTTCTGCTATTGCCTCTTGAGACTCTATTTTAGCTATATCTACCTGACTTCGTAAAGTATCTGCTTGAGCTCTTTGTGCTATTTCTTCACGCTTGAGTTCTACGACAGGATCGATCTGAGCGTTTTGTTGTGCTTCTATTAGAGCTTGTTGCTGACCAGTTACTTGTTGTGTAGCATTAGCAGCAGCAAGTGCTATCTCATTCATTACTTGTGGATCTTGTATCTGCTCAAGCGGTGGTAGTTGTTGACCTAAAACTTGTTCAATTTGCTGTTTATAAACCATAGCTGTGTGTTCTTGTATATTAGCTTGTATTGACTGCAGTGCTATAGGGTTTTGCTGCATCATAGGATTCTGCAAAAAAGCTGTATGTGCAGTTATGTACGCATCGTGGTTTTGAAACTCAAAAGCTCTTATAGGTTGTCCCATAATCGCTGCTTGTTGTTCACTTACTGGATCTCTAGGTGGAACTTCTTGTTGAGGTGGTAAAAGTAGTTCTATGTTTTTTACTTCTAGAGCTTCGTACATTCTTTGATACGCTTCACGCAGATTATGTATCTGAGGTGCAGCTTGTGCCATCTGTAGTTCTTGTTGAGCTAACATCACACGTTGAGCCATACTAAATATATTAGGATCACTGACTGGAATTATATCTACACGATCATCAAAGTCTGATTGTTTAATTTCAGAAGGTGCGCCCTCCACCGCATATGGATATGACGGTGGCAATGATCTAGAGAAAACTCCAGCCAGTAATCTAAATTCTTTCTTTTGTGCATAGTGTAAACGTTTATGTATAGCTGACATAACTTTAGTTCCACGCTCTAACATAGCTACCGTTGTGCCTACTGGTAGTTGTTGACTACCTATATCGCCTACTTGCATGTCTGCTATGTTTGCAAACCTTCTACCTGAGTCAATAAGTACACCTAATAGTTGACTAAGCACATTACTTGGCTCTTTGTATGGTAAAGGCATTAAGGCATCACGTATTGTGCCTCCTGGAACATCAACATCTCTAAATTCTCCAGGTCTGAGGGGTTCATCTTCGCCCTGTACACGCATACCACGTGCTTTAAACCCTGCTGGTAGGTTACTTAGCGTTCCAGCATCAATTAATTGTCTTAAAACAGAAGTTGCAGACTTAGTTAGCCCTCCAATCATGTGAATTAAGCCAAAACCGTAAAAACCTAGTCCTGGAAGGAACTTATAGTGTATAAAATACTCTTTTTTACGGAATAATTCGTCTTCCATAGCCCAATTTCGCCTTATTGCGAGTATTTCACCTGAATCTTCAAGGATAGTTACTATATAAGGTACACCAAACTCGTATTCATCAACCCCTTCGAGCTCTAAATCAACGTGTACCTCTAATAAAGTGTATTCATTGTAGTCACTTGTCGGTCTACTAAGCCCTTGTAACTCATCTAGCTTGTCTTTTGCTTCGTTATAGTCAGGTTCACCAGCCGAACCAATGTCAAAATCACGATAAACACCGTTTAATTGCATTTTTCTGATGTCATTGCCTGTCATTGTGATGACATGTGTTGTTCTTGGACTAGTTTCTAGGTTAGTTGTGTCATAACTTACAACTAAATTTTCTGCTTTTACAAATGCAGAGGTGGCTCTACCTAATAATGAGTCAAAATATACTTTTTTAAATGCGCTACCAGCCAAGGGTAGATAAAATAACAGACTATCCATATCTGGATCATACTCTTCCATAACTTCTGTTATCTGGTAGTTCATGTATTCCTTGACACGTTTACATTGTGCCTCTACTTCTGGAGTTTCTAGTCCTACCATTTTTGTACTCACGGGACCATTAGCTGGTAACAATTCTTTATAGGCTTGTGCTTGAAACTGAGTTGCTGCTTCTGCGAGTAAAGGGTGTGTAACTCCAGTTGCTCCTGGAAAAGGTGAATCACGTTCTTCTGATTTTATACCTAGTAGATCAAGACCATCAGAAAAAGTTTGTAACCATTCGTCACGAGATTCTTTATCTTCTTCAAACGCTGCAACAAGTTCATTTGATATTTCACTAAGTTCACTCGGATCTAAAACTAAAGCTAGGTTTGAGTTATGTTCTGTTTCTAGTGCTTCCGTATCGTCGACAGGCAGCATTTGACCATTAGTTCCTACTTGAAATTCTACACCGCCATCGTCATTAGGTTCTTCTAATTCTACAACTAATTCTTCCTCTGACGTTATAGGGTTTTCTCTTTTAGGATATCTTTGTGCTTCTATCGCCATGGTTCTCCTTTATAGGTTATCAATAATAACTTATTTTCTTTCGATATAAAACTTCTTCTTCGTAATCACTTGGTAGTCGCACAAAACCACCTTGCCTAAATCTCATTAAAGCTTGCGTAGTTGAATCTACTAAGTCGTCGTGATCTCCTGCTGGGAATGCCGCACATTCTTCTATGACATCTTTTGCCCAGTTTGTATCAGGATACCAAACCATGCCAGACTCGAACAATGGAGCACAGGCATTGACCCTTGCTACCTTGTCGTTGCCTTTTGATGGCGTGTAGTTTTGTACAGGTATGCCCACGCTCCGCAGTTCTTGTGTCAAAGGCATACCACTCGCTTTACCTTCTATGATCACTACGTCAGGTTCCCAATGTTCGTATTGCTTGAAGGCTTGCCCTTTGAGTTCAGGAAAGTTGTACTTACCTTTTACTACGTCTAATAATATAATGTGTGGAGCATCACCGTTATAAATTTCTTCACCACCTAGTCGACCTTCTGGATAGAATACACCCCATGTTGTAATAGCTGAGTAGTCCGCAAGCTCTGATTTTAAAAACGCAGTATCGTAACTTTGTATAATATAATCACACTGAGGTGGTTTATCGTTTGGCCATTCGTTCCACCACTCTCTTTTTATAAGTGCACCCTCTTCTGATGTGGGGTTCTGCATATATTGTGCGTGCCACTTTGGTCCACCTCTTAGTGAAGCTTTTACACTTTCCATTTCTTCTATTGACCAGTACTCTGGCCATAGTGGATTACCACTGGGTAAAATAGCAGGGAGCTCAATAAGTTCCCATTGATCCGCTTTAGGGTCACGAGCTGCATCTTTGAGTAACCTACCTGTTAGGTCGTTGACGTTCCATCGCGTCATGACTATGACTATACTGCCTCCAGGTTGTAGACGCTGTCTTGGTCCAGAGGTGTACCACTCGTATACATCGTCCATGGACTTTGGGTTAAGGGCATCTTGCTCGGAGTGAGGGTCATCAATAATAAACAAGTCCGCACCACGTCCAGCTAACGCACCGCCCACACCAGCTGCATAATACTCCCCTTTAAGTTTAGGGTTGTTTGTGTCTTGTGTTTCCCATTTACCTGCTGCTTTACTGTCTGGATTAATAGCTACTGAATCAAATATCTTTTCGTAATCTTCTGTTAACATAAGGTCACGAATCTTACGACCAAATTTTACAGCAAGGTCTGCAGTGTGAGTTGCTTGTAGGATCTTGAGCGACGGATTACGACCCACGAGATACGCAGGAAAGTAATGGGACGCAAACTCAGACTTCGTGTGCCTTGGTGGCATATTTATAATAAGTCTTTTTATTTTACCGTCGGCTATACGGTCAAAGGCTTCTGCCATTTGTTTATGATGAGCACCTTCCACGAACGATGGCCACTGGGTTTTGACAAAAGATAAAAACTTTGATTGCGCAACTTCTACACGCTCAAGCTCTTGTAACCTTTCTGATAATTCTAGATGCTCTTTTAGAACATCTTCGGGTAGTTGTTCAAGCTCGGGGCGAATAGTCATGCAGCGATCTAATACTTGAGATTCATTAATGGTTTACGGACAGCACCACCACGGTTAAAAACTAAAGTTTTAAATATTTCTTTTAGTTCTGGTGTCATTTCTATTTCTAAAAACTCGTTGTAGTTTTCGTCGTCTATTACTTTAGCATTTAACTTAATTCCGTATTCACCTTCTATACGTTTGATTCCTTTTTCTGTAAATTTTTTATAATCTTTAGCTAGAGCTTTAGCTGTCTCACCTGGATATAATGATCCTTCTCCTCTTAAAGAGTCATCAAAATCTATGTCTCTTGCACGTGGAGGTACTAAGACGTCACCTGTTTGGTTAGCTAGAGCGTAATCATTGATAGGAAAACGTACTACGTCCGCACCTTTTTCTACTCCTTCGTTTAATACAGTTTTCATGTGCATGGGGAACCAATCTTTAATCATAGGTGCGTCTATACCTTTATCCCCACCTATAATTAACCTTTCTATTTTAGATGCAAACTTACTTATGTTATCATCTAAGCCTAAATATTCCATTTCGTTTATACGGTCGAGTTCTACAGGTTCATATCTTCTCCCAGTCTTGTCGACAAGTGGTGGGTAATCTATGTTTGCCTCAGGTACTGCAGCTCGTCCAGTAAACAAAGGGTAATCTGACGGTAATCCGAATGATTCTATAATGTTGTCCCCCAACATATCAAGTTCTGTTGCTTGTTCGTCTATTAGTTCTTTTAATTCATCTAAAGAGTTACCAGAATCTTTTACAGATTTTTGTATTTCTGGAGAAGTAAGGAGTTCATCTAAATCTTGACCTCTTCTTATTTTATTGGCTATACTGTTTTGTTCTCCTCTAATACCTTGAGGCAGTTTATCTCTAGGTAGTATTTTCATAGAAGTATCCATTCTATACATACCCGATTGACCTTCTGCACCCACTAGTATTTTTTTACCATCTTGCTCATATAGTGCAGAACGAGTGGTAAATATACGGTTAGCGGTGTTGGGGTCAAAAGAGTCTCTAGTAAATTCAGGTAATAACCCTGTACCTACTTCACTGTGTCCTGGATCTTCAAAAAGTCTACCATATCTTGGATAATCTGCAGCAAAACTACGTTCTGTGTAATTTAATAAAGGAGCAGTTTCCATACCCTCTGGTATTGTTCTTGCTGGTTCTTCTACTTTAGGTATATTAGGTAGGTACATAGAATATCGAGAACCCATACTAGCACCAACATCGCCAAGATCAAACTGAGATTCCATCTCTTTTATTGTTGGTTTGTTTTTGCCTATATTGTCTAACACTTCTTGAAGGGTAGCTTTAGTCTTCATAAGTTCTGGAGGAACAAACTCATCTACCTGTCTTTTAAAGCCACCTTTAGCAGCATCAGGTAGTTTTGATTCCATCTCTTTAAGTATGTTTTTTACAGGGTATGCTTTGTTGAGGTCAGAAGCTGTGTCTGATGCAAACTTAATTACTTCACGTTCTAATAAAGTTTCTACGTTAGGTCTACCTACAGTTGCTGCATCTTCTAGTGATATGTTTCTAGCATAGTCTCGAAAATCTTCTGCTTGTTCTAATTCAGATTCACCAGTTCTGGTTCTAAAAGCTTGGGTTGGGGTTACGTTAAGGTTGCCTTTGTTTTGTAAGTTTCTGACCATACGTCCTACTGGTATAAACGGTAGTGCACTTAGCCCCATGATACCAGCACCTAGAACACGGTCGCCTTCATCAAATATGTATTTACCTTCTCTCATACCTTGTACATCGCCAAAGCCTGGAATAAATTCTGATAGGAACGTAGTGTTTTCCGCTAGTTGTTGAGCACGGTAATTGTCGTACCCTAGTCTACGCAATAAAGAGGCTATACCTTGTCGTTGTTTTTCTAACGGAGAAAGTTCAAGAGGTAAGATCTCTTGTTCTCCTGGTGTTGCCCTAAGTTCTGTAGTCATAAAAATTTTGCAAAAAATTTTTTAAACAGTGTTATCTGTGTATATAGTCTAGTCTAGGTTCGGTCAAAAGTAAAATCTTATTCTAATGTCAATCAAAAACTCAGCCTGTAGCCTTATATATAATCGTTATCGTATAAGGGGGGTAGGGGGTAAATAAATCAGGGTTCGTGGTCGGTTCAAATCGTAGGTATAAAAAAGGGTAGCTTCTTCAAGCTACCCTTAGTTCGGTCAAGCTACTTAGCTTCTAGGGTAATAAATCCCGTGGCTAAATCGTACTTAATTCCTGCCGCGTCTATCTGCCTAGTAGTAAGTGCCTCGGTCACCGTCATACCGTTCAGGGCTACGTGGCGCTCAGCGTTATGTGGCGCCCTAGCTAACTTGCCTGTAGCTGTATAAATCAAGTCACCGTTCAGTCCGCCTAAGTTCACTTTAACTTCGGTCTTTTTA